CCGGATTATCCGTCATATCGATGATCCATTCTGGCTCATGTATTACCCGCCATGGGGCTTCATGTGTCGCTGTACAGTGATTGCATTAACTGAAAAACAAGCGGAAAAATACGGTATTACGCCAGATGATCAGCTACCGGAGGTGGCTGAGGAAATGGGGTGGAGTACCAGTCCAATGACCTATGGCGATCTATCTGGTCTGGTGGACCAGAAGATACTGGATTCTGACCTGGATAAAGCGTTTTTGCTGGAGCAGAAAGAGATCATCAAAGCCGAGTGGACGGCAAGTAAAAAGCTGGCCAGTTTATTTGCTCCAATGGATGAGCAGAGCCGTGATCTATTTAAAACCATTGTTGAGACAGTTTTACCTTTAGATCCGGAAATACGTCCAAGTACAATTAAGACTTTCCTGGATTATGTACAAGGCAATGATTCAGCTCTTACGGCGCAGTTAAACCAGCCCCCTGTCACTCTGGCTGAGGAAGTGCTTAAACGCTGGTTGAAGGAGGATTTAGGCAGGCTACAGGCAGTGGCATCGAATAGTACAGCGACAGTGGCCGGATCAGCTTCACTAACCTACGCTGCATCATTGGAGGTAGGTAAGGTGATTACACTGGATGCGCCATTACTGCTTGCAGGTTCTGGCTCAAATATCGTGATTCAGATTGAGAATGCTAAAGGTTTAGGTATCGATCTGGATAAGCTAAATGCCGGGCAAGGCGTACTGTTTCCGTTAGGCATATCTTTTCAGGTCGTTTCAAGGGAAACCGTGGAAGGACAGATTGTTTATTTACTTAAGGCTTTAAGAAACTAATCTCTTTAAAGCTTTATCTTCGTTCGGTATATTAATTTCTGAATTTGTCCATGCGATTAAAAAATGACGATCTATACTTACGAAGAAAATAATTTAATACCGATTAAAACTACAACATTTGTTGAGGCTGAAATTTTAGAAAGATCTCATCTTCAACAAGCTATTAAAAATAATATCGGTGTTATTGCACCTGATTGTTTAGTTATTGCGGAAGAATATTCAGACTGGGACAGCTCTAGGAAACGAATTGATCTTCTAGCAATTGATAGAAGTGCAAATTTAGTTGTTATTGAATTAAAGCGTACTGAAACTGGAGACCACATGGAGCTTCAAGCGATTAGATATGCTTCCATGGTTTCAACCATGACACTTGATTTAGCTTTAGAGAAATTTTGCAAATTTAAGCAAATAAATGGATTTCCTTTGTGTGACAAAGAGAGTGCTTTCACTGAAATATCAGACTTTGTTGATGTTGAATTAGATGAAAGTACCTTTGGTGATGATGTAAGAATAATTTTAGTATCTCCAAATTTCTCAAAGGAATTAACCACAACAGTAATGTGGATGAATGAACGCAATATTGATATCAAATGTGTACGGATTCAACCATATACATACCATGGCTCCATTTTAATTGATGTGCAGCAGATCATTCCTCTACCTGAAGCTGAAGATTACCAAGTTAAAGCCCAGAAAAAATCTGAAGAGCGAAGAGAGGCTAAGACCACAATTCAAAAAGACTATTCAAAATTCATATTTAATGGTGAAACGTTAAATAAGCGAAATCTTGCTTATGAGATTGTTAGAACCCGATTTAATGAATTACCTGAGAAATCATTTGAAAATCTGTATTCAGATTTTATGCAATACGAAAATGTTGAAGGGTTAATTGTTAAATATGAGGAAGTTTTAGAAAATAGAAAAGATAGATATTTCTATGATGAGAGTAAAGTCTTAATTATGGACAATGGCGATAGATATGTTGTTTCCAATCAATGGGATAAAGTAAATATTTATAAACTTATTGAGGTTGCAAACAACTTTAATTATGAAATTATAGATCAATCTCAATCTGGAGTGGTTCGCTCTTATGAATTGAACGATCATCTTATAGAGCAACTTGAAGATAAAACGATTTTGGTTTCTAGGAATGGCGAAAGCTTAAAGGCTTACCCTTATCTAGAAAAGTTGGGACTTGAACATGGTGTTTCCACAACCAATAAGTATGGGAAAAAAAAGAATACTCGCCAGCTAGGTAAGGAAATTTTAGATAAGTTAATGAGATAAATAGTTTAATTTCGCAATAAACCGCCGTTAAGGCGGTTTTTTTATGGAGCATGAAAAATGCCAGATCCAAATGAAGAACGGCTGAAGTTTCTATTTAATACATCAGCCATTGAGGTACCTCAGGCCAAAGAGGGAGAAAAGCGCACATTTAAAGGTACGGCGTATAGTGGTGGACGTGTAGATGGTCACTGGTATTGGGGCCGTACTGGTGTGGTCTTTGATCTTGAGGGTATCGAAATTGATTCACCTACTGCATTGCTGGAAGAGCACTTCGGCTCTAATCGTATCGGTGTAGTTAAAAAAGTCGATACCAATGGAAAGATCGATGTAGAAGGACACTTCCTGACTAATGAACGGGCCAAGGAGATTGTCCAGGACTCTGATGACGAGTTTCCATTTCAAATGTCCATGTTTATTGATCCGGGTTCAGTTGAAGAGGTAAATACAGGCCAGACCGTTGTGGTTAATGGTCAGTCATTTACCGGACCTATCGCCGTTTTTCGTAACAACCGTATTCGTGAATTCACGATCTGCTCTACCGGTGCTGATCGGAATACATCAATCAAAGCCTTCTCAGGCAAACCTAACTTCAATCAACCACCAGAAGAGGACACAAACGTGACCGAAATAGAAAAAGCACAACAGGCCAAACAGCAGGCAGAAAAGGAGCGCGATGATGCGCTGGGAGAGCTGAAACAGTTTAAAGCACAGAAACGTGCTGATGAGATTGCAGCTTTAGAAACAGAGCTGAAAACACAATTCAGTGCTGAAGATAAAACCGCATATACCAATATGGATGATTCCGTGTTTGCCTTTACTGCAAAGCAGCTTCGGCAGTTCTCTGCAGGTGGGCAGCAGCCACCAGTTGGCCAGCAGCAACAACAAACACCAAGTGTAAATCCTGCGCTGAACTACCTGTTCAATCATCAGGCTACTAGTGGCCAAGGTGGGCAAGCACCACAAGGATCAGCTTTGGATCAGGCATTCGCTAAATTTGCGGCAGCTCAGGAGTCTAAATAATGGGAACAATTACTCAAACTATTACGACCAATCAATTGGTGGTAGGCGATGGTATTCGCACCGAAAATGCCAAAGTAAAAACAGCAACTGCATACAAACGTGGGGATCTACTCAACGTTGGTGCAAATAATGTGGCTGACCACCCTATTGTTACCACTGGGGTGGTAGGGGATTGGAACGCGATTGCTGTTTCAGATTTCACTGCAGAGCAATCTACATATCACGCCAACAATAACTTAGAAATGCCAATCTATACACAAGGTCCTTTCGATATTGCTGTAGTTACTGTGAACGGAGTTCCATTAACAGCAGATCAATATGATGCAGTACGTGCACAGGCATTGCCTAATAAAATCGAACTTCGTAAAGTGGTGGGGAACTAAGACATGAGTCAAACTTTTACATTTCAAAATGCACCAGTTGAATTGCTGGATGTGCCACAACTGGTGCTACTGACCGACACTACTCAAAAAGTAGATACTTGGTTGATGGATCGCTTTTTCCCTCAACGTGTTTCATACACCAAAAAGGAAGTTCCAGTTGGGGAGTTGAATACAGCAACTCCACTTGCGCCGTTTGTTACTCCGACTGCAGCTGGTCGCCAAATCAAAGTAGGTGAATCTGGCAACGTGAAATTCGTGAAGCCCGCTTACTTAAAGCCAATGATGACGGTGATGCCAAGTGAAGTGCAAAACACGGCTCTGATCGCACGCTTACGTCAGTTTGGCGTGATTGCGACCGGTTCAAATCGATTGTCTGATGCAGACTTGCTCTTAATCGACCAGGCACAAAAGGCTCTGTACCTGCGTCAATCTATTGAAAACCGGAAGCTGCTGATTGCCCGTGATGTACTGCTATATGGTAAGACTACTTTTGCCTCAGCAGATTTCCCGATGTACGAAGTGGATTATGAGCGGAACCCGGCCTGTAACTTCACACCTCTAATTAAATGGGGACAAGCAGGAGCCACACCGGTTAAGGATATTCAGGCGATGATTGACTTGGCTGTTGAACATTCAGGTACATCACCAATCATGGCATTAACCACTTCTAAGGTGTACAACACATTAACTAAAGATCCTGAGTTTAATGAGAAATTCATTACGCCGTATAAAGGGATCAGTGTTCCAATCACGCCAACTTTCGACCAGGCTGAAAAACCTCAGTTCCGGGGCACAGTCGACAATATTGAAATCTGGACCTATGACGTGAAACACAGCATGGAAGGTGTGGCGGAACGCTTTATTCCAGAAGATTTCTTTGGTCTGGTTTCTGATGCTAATGGATGGATCGCACATTGTGCATTGCAAAATGTTGAAGCATTTGGCCAGGCTTTGGAATTCTATTTAAGCCAATGGCAAGAAAAGAATCCTTCAAGCATTCAATTACTCGCTGAATCCTCTCCACTGGCTGTTCCAAATAACAAGAACGGTTTAGTGGGTGGTCGTGGATTCGTATAAGGAGAACTCAATGCCAAAATATATTGCAAAACAGTCGATCGGACATTTCCGTCCAGGTCAGGAAATAAAAGGGCTTGAAGCTAAACAACTTCAGGCCCTTTTAGCATCTGGGGCTATTGAAGAATATCAGGAGCCGGAAGAGCCTAAAGCAGATGGTACTGCTGCACGTTTGGCTGAGCTTGAAAAAGCCAATGCTGATCTGACAACGGCTAATAAAACCTTAGCAGATGACAAAGCTAAAGCTGAGCAGGAAATTGCTGAGCTTAAAGCAAAAGTGGCTGAGTCTGAAAAGGCTAAGCCAGCGTCTAAGTCTAAGACCAGTGACAAGCCAGCTGAACAGGGTGCTGATGCAGCCAAGTAAGGTGATCTATGTACGCAACAGAAGCAGACATGGTGAAGCGGTTTGCTGATGACATTGAAGAACTA